GTCGTGGATGGGCTGGAAAACCCCCGAGACCTGGGGGGAATCAGTGAGATCCCGGGGGGCTTCACCCCGCCGCGGCTATTCACCCGGAAGCCGGCGGATGTAACCGGCACCTATGGGCCCGAGGCGGCGAAGTGGGCTCGCGAGAGTTTGGAGATCGAGCTATTGCCCTGGCAAGCGTGGGCACTGGATCGGATCTTGGAACACCGTGCCGATGGCTCGCTTCGGTGGCGGATCGTGGTGCTCACGGTCGCCCGCCAATCCGGCAAGAGTGTGCTCGGGCGGGTGGGGTGTGGATGGCGTACCACATCCGCTCACCGCCTCTTCGGCGAAAAGCAACTCGTGCTATCGACCGCCAACAAGCAAGCGACCGCCCGCGAGATTTGGCAGGATGCCGCCTATACCCTGATCGCCCACGATCCCAACCTTCGGCTCCGGCTCGCACAGGGCAACGAGGAAATCCGGATGTTGCCGCAGGGCGGCGGCGGGCGCTGGCTCGTGCAAGCCGCCACCGCCAATCTGGCGGTGGGTCTCTCGGTGTCGATGGGGCTCGTGGATGAAGCGTGGAACGTGGATCGGCAAGCCGTGGAAGCCGGCCTCGTGCCCACCATGCTCCAACGCAAGAGCCCCCAACTATGGATCGTGAGCACTGCCGGCGACTCCGGATCGGATCTCTTGCACGTCTACCGGACGGCGGCTCTTCGCCAGTTGGAAGAGCCCGATCGGGCGGAAGTATTGCTCTTGGAGTGGAGTGCCGAGCCGGAAGCCCTGATCGATGACCGCGAAGCGTGGAAAGCCGCCTCGCCGCACTGGTCTGAGGGGCGGGAAGCCTACATCGCCGCACAGTTGGAGATCCTGCCCGAGCAGACCTTCCGCACACAGTTGCTCAACCAGAAGGTGGATGCCCTCGGCGGATGGCTCACCCGAGCCGCGTGGGAAGGGTGCAAAGCCCCCACCATCGATCTCCGATCGGGCGGCTCCGCGGAGCGATTGCACGCGGTGATCGAATATGCGGCCGATGGGCAGACCTTCGGGATGGTGGTAGCCCAACGAGTGGAAGATCGGATCGTGGTGCGCTCTTGGCTCTTGCCCACGATAGATTCGCTATGGGCGCGGGTGTGCGAACTGCCCCGCGATGCCCTCCTGTTGCAATCGGTGGGATTCAAAGACCGCCTACCCCTGGCCCCCTGCGAGACAAAGCCGGTGGGGCTCCCCGAACTGCGGCTCGCCACCCGCTATGCGGGGCGGGCGATCACCGATCAGATCGTCGCCCACAATGGCGATCCCGAACTGACCGCCCACGTGCTCGCCGCGGTGATCGCCTACTCCGAGCAGGGGCCCGTATTGTCAATGAGCCGATCGCCGGCACCGATCACCCTCGCCCGAGCCCTCGTTTGGGGCCTCGGAGCGATCCTAGAACGAGACCAATCGGCTCGGCCGATGGTAGTCTCGCGGTAACCGGCGGCGGGCTCAATCCCGGGAGCGTGCCCACGAGGAACGGCGTGATGCCAGACCTTCCGGGGCGGGCCCGCCGGCCGGCGGAAATCCTCGCACTTTGCGAGCCGATCGTGGCGGGTGTGGCGGCTTCCGTCCGGCGGGGTCGATAGAGTCGCCGCGTGCGCTTGCTTGGTCGCCGATCCGCCGATCCCGATGCCCTGCCCGTACCACGGGCAAACGGTGGATTAGCCCCCTTCACCTTCCCAAGTCTCGGGCTCGTGGTGAGCCGCGAACAGGCGATGAGCCTAAGCGTGGTCGCGAACTCGCGGCACCTAATCGTCGGGATTTCATCGCAACTCTCGATCGATCGCCTCCGCGGCTCCGGAGCCGACTCCGAGAAACTCGATCCGGGGCCACTTTTGACCCAACCCGATCCGGATGAAACATGGGGCACCACCATCGGGCTCACCGTGGATGACCTGATCTTCTACGGCGGCTCCGATTGGCTCGTGCTTCGCCGCGACTCCGAGGGCTACCCCACCCGGGCCCGCCGGCTACCCCCGGGAAGTGTGGCGATCCGCTGGAACGTGGACTACTCCAAATATTCGCGGATCGTGGAGATATCGGTATCGGGCACCGCGATCCCGCCGTCCGATCTCATTCGGATTCAGTTTCCGAGTAACGGTGTGCTTCGCGATGGGGCGGCGATCATCCTCTCGGCGATCCAACTGCAAGCCTCGGCGGATCGCTTCGCAAACGTCCCCCTGCCGGCGGGAGTGCTCACCAATACAGGGCAAGAGATCGGCACCAAAGATGCGAAAGACATTGTGGATGCGTTCGATGCCGCGCGCGAAACAGGAGCCACCGCTTTCCTGCAATCGATGACCTTTGAACGCACTGCGCTCAATGCCGCGGATCTCCAACTCGTGGAGTCGATGGCGTCGATGGATACCCGCCTCTCGCGGCTAATGAACGTCCCCGTATCGATGGTCGGAGCGAGCCCGAGCGGCAATGCCCGGGCCCAACTCTATAGCAACGTGGGCCAATCGCTTACCCAACTCGTGCAACAAGCCGTCGCCCCCTATCTCGTGTGCGTGGAAGATGCGCTCACCACGTTTGCCACCCCACGCGGCCAACGAGTCGCATTCAACACGGCCGATTGGCTTCGCTTCGCAACAATCGCGGTGCCGATCAGTCAAGCCGCCGGCACCGATGCCCCACCGCTCCCGAGCCCGGAAGGGATCCCGCAATGAAACTAGAACTCGCACCGCAACCGATCCGCGTGGAGTTGGCCGCGGATCTCCCCCTCGGCGACCAGGGCGGCGAGCATGACCAGGGCGAGCCCAAGCGGATCGTGGCCGGCCTCGTGGTGCCCTACGGGGTGACCGCGGCGGTGGATGGCCGGATGATCGAGTTTGAACAGGGGAGCATCACTCCCCGCGAGCACGTGCCGCTTGTGCTCGCCCACAATATGGATCGGCCGATCGGGGTGATGGTCACGAGCGCGCAGGGCGAAGCCGGATTCTCGGGGGTCTACGCGGTGGATCCCACCCCCGATGGCGATATCGCGATCGCCCAAGCCCGCTCCGGATCGCGGCGGGGACTCTCGGCGGGTGTGGACGTGATCTCCGCCCGCGAGGGTGAGGATGGCAGACTGATCGTAGAAGAGGGCGAGCTAGCAGAAACATCACAAGTGACGCTCGCGGCATTCGGATCGGCGGGGATCACCACGATTGCCGCCCAAAAGGAAGAGGGGACACCGATGAGCACCGAAGAGACTCCGCCGCAAGAGCCGGCCGAAGAGCCGACTCGCGAAGCGGTGAAGCATGCCGAAGCCGCCGAGCGGCGCACACCCGTGATCGTGACCGCCGATCGCGAGCCACCCACCATGCGCTTGGGTGAGTACGTGCAGGACTACATCCGAGCGGAGAAGGGCGATCGGGCGGCGGTGGGGCGGATCGAAGCCGCCCTCACCCGGGAAGTGGTGGGCGGCTCCCCTGGCGTGGTGCCGATCGCCTATGTGCAGCAGATCCTCGACTCGCTCGGGGCTCCCCGCTCGCTCTTCGGCGCGTTTGACCACGCCGAGCTACCACCCGCCGGCATGACCGTGCGCCGGCCGGAAGTGACCGCCCGCCCGGGCACCACGGGATGGCTCGCCGATGACACCGCCGGAGCCCCCTCGGGCCCGATCACCCTCGGCGCACACGACACCCCCGTGACGCAATGGGCGTGGGGAGTGTCGGCGTCGGTCGCCCTCGTGGAACGATCCGCCCCGAGCTACGTGGAAGAGGCATTTACCCAAATGCTCAAGCACTACTATCGGGAAGTGGAAGCCAAGATCGCCACCGCCCTGGAAGCGATCGCGGCACCCGCCACCACGCCACCGACCACGCTCGGCACCGCCGCCGCCGCGTTCATGGCCGGCTATGGCGACTGGCCCAACATCCTGATCGCCGGAGCCGACTGCTACGGGAAGATCGTGGATGCCCTCGGCCTGCTCCGCTACTCCACGGGCACCGCCGATCTCCAAGGAAACGCGAATCTAGCGGGGCTCGCCGTGGTCGCAAGCGGCGATGTCACCCCGGGCGATGCATGGGTCACGAGCCGTGACCTTTACGAACTCCGCGAATCCACACCGATCCGCCTCTCCGTCTCCGACGTTACAAGCCTCTCGCTGGAAATGGGGGTCACAAGTTTCTTTGCGATGACCACCACCCGGCAGACACTCAACAACGTCCCCGGAGCCATCCGGGTGGTCGGATTCGTGCCCGCCGCGGCGGAAGCCGAAGCCACGGGCACGCGCAATCGAAGTAGGTAAAAGGTGCTCGCCCGCCCCGCTCCCGTATCGCCTACGGGATCCCGGGTGGCTTGATAGGGGCGGTGAAGCGGTGGGGCGGGCGAGCCCCCGAAGGGGAGAAAAGATGGCGAGTTGGCCGATCACAGATTCCGAAGTGAGTGCCTACATCGGGCCCATGACCGATCCCGAGCGGGTGACCGATTCGACGCTCGCGGCGATCGCCTACGTGGAAGCCCGCCGCAGTGATCTCACCGATGCCTACTTCGCCCAACTGATCGCCCCCGATGATGTTGCCCTCGGAGCCCTGATCTATGCGAGCTTGCTCTATAACCAACGCACGAGTCCGAGCGGGTACGCGGCATTCGGCGACGGCGCGATTGACGTTACCGGCGAGCCCGCCTACCCGCGAGCGATGCGGCTAATCGGATGGCGGCGACCGATCGCGCTATGACCACCTACACCCCCGATCCGATGGTCGCCGGCATCATCACCGCCCTCGATGATCTCGTGGGATTGATTGAGACCGCGGGAGTGCGCTGCACGCGGAATCCGGAAGAGGCATCGCCACCCTGTGCGATCGTGGCCGCTCCCACCTTCGTTGGGGGCACCCTCGGCGGCATCGTGGCGACCGTGCCCGTCTACTTCGTCGCCCCCGATCCCGGGCAAAGGGGAGTCGATGCGATGCTAGAAATGCTCGCCCAAGCCCTGCCCGCACTCGGCACCCAAGACGCGAGCCCCACCCTGTGGACTACACCGCTCAACCCGGATGGGCTCCCCGCCTACGCGGTATCCGTCACACTCACCATTGAAAGAGGGTAGATCCATGCCGTTCAAAGATTCGCGATTGGGCCCGGGCACGCTGCTGATTGGCACCGCCCCGGGCACCGACTATGGCGTCCAAGTGAGCGCATGCACGCTCACTCCCGCCGTGGATTCCACCGATGGCACACCCACGCTCGCCGTCCCCGAGCCGCCACCGCTCACGAGCACCACCTACACACTGGACGGCACGGCGGTAAACGACTTCACCGCCCCCGCCGGCTTTCAACGCTACTGCTTCGACAATGACGGCTTGGAGACTGACTTTACCTACACCCCGAACACGGTCGATGCCGCCGTGCTGACTGGAATGCTGACCGTGCGGGCATTCCCGATGGGCGGCAACGTGGGCGAGCAGATCACCACCGATTTCTCTTTCCCGATCACGGGCAAGCCCGTGTGGACGGGCGGCGCCGCCGCCACCGCCGCCGAAGCCGAGACTCGGAAGATGGCGAAGCGATGATCGAAGTATCCGGGAAAGTGATCTACACCGACGGGCGGGAAGCGGACTACACCGCGACCCAACGCGAGTTTGCCGCGTGGGAGCGGTATGCACTGCGGATGGGGATGCCCACGGGCACGAGCGGCGGGGCGGGATCCACCGCCCCGATCACGATGACCCGGTATCTCGGCTATTCGGCGATCATGCGGGGCGACCAAGACCCGATCAGTTTTGAAGCGTGGGATGCGATGGTT